AAATGGCAGATAACGTCACTTGGAATAACAGCAGCAGTTGACTTTAATTACAATAAAAATACAAGTGCATTCAGGTACATTGTCGAAGGCTCAACGGCAAAAAACGCTATTGTATTTTCAAAGTTTGCGATACGATTAATAAGTTATCCAGTTTTAGGACAATTTCTTGATTTATATTGGGAGGAGGGCAAAAGTAGGTATATTTCACAGGATGGCAAAGTAATTTTAAGGCAATTAAAAGCTAATCGATGAAAACAACGTTAATCAACTTTTTGCATCTTGGATGGGAGAAAATAACATACGCTATTTGCTGTGGTTATATATTTTCCTTCTTTGTTCCGATTAAAGGATTCCTGATATTTACAATTTTCGTGGTTTTTGCTGACATGGGAACCGGAATCCTGGCTGCAAAGAAAGAGCAACAAAAGATAAATAGCAAAGGACTTTACAGAACAATGGAAAAGATAGTCGTTTATTTCTGTGGCATCCTTATTTTTGAAGGTGCAAGAAATACTTTTAGCCTTCCATTCAACATTACGTACATGGCAGCGTTCTTAATTGCAACGGTGGAGCTTTATTCTATTTCGGAAAATATTAAACGCATAACAGGCGTAAATCTTGGCGTTTTAATCACACGTTTTTTTAATCGTTAAAATAAATAACATGGAGACTAATTTAAAAGAGGCATTGAAAAATGCAGATACAGTAAAAAGTCCATTAGGGGACGTGGCTTGTTATTCTCTTAATTTTGCCCAGTTGGCAGGTGAGATAAACATTTACATGGAGGGAAATAAAATTAAGTTCACGTGGAAAAATTACATCCAGTTAGCGCAAATAATTTGGGATAAGATTAAGGAGACATCGAAAGAATGTGCCGGAAAGGAGATTTCAGTGAGTTTACCTCCTAAGTTATCAATCGTAGGTATGGCTTTTAGCCTTATCGGATTTAAGTTATAGGCGCAGCAGGATTCGCTACCTTAGTGCCGAGGGGAGTAGATTGATTTCTATTCCCCTTAAAAATTAAAATTATGGAAAAAAAAGAATTTTGTATATTTCTGGATGCTGGGCATGGTGGCATTAATCCTAAAGTAAAATTACCCAATGGATATACTACATTTCCATCTAAATGTAGCCAACACAATAATGGAACCTTTCATTCTTATGGGTGGTTTTTTGAAGGCGTGTTTAATCGAGCTGTAACCAATCTCATTGAACAATATTTGAATGATTGGGGAATTACAACTATGAAAGTTTATGATGAAATAATAGATACACCACTAAGTAAAAGAGTACAAAAGGCTAACTTTGCAGCTAAAAATTATAGTCGTTCTTTGTATTTAAGTATTCACGGAAATGCAGCCGAAAATAAAAGTGCTAGGGGATTTGAAGTGTTTACATTTCCAGGACAAAGCGAATCGGATGTTTATGCAGAATTTATATACAAAGAGGTTAAAAAAGCCTATCCTAATTGGGTTTTTCGTCCTGATAATAGCGACGGGGATCACGACAAAGAAGAAAGGTTTTACGTTTTAAGCAAAACTTTAATGCCTTCGGTTTTATCTGAAAACGGTTTCTTTACAAACTTTCAAGATGCTAAAATGATGTTTGACCCAACATTTCAAAACACATTAGCAAGGTGCCATGCTAGAGCGGTTATTGATTATGCAGAATCAATAGGAGTGGTAATGTTTTAAATGGAAAGGGTTAGACGTTTGCCTAACCCTCTTATTTACCACTAATTAACAAATTGTATTAAACCCTAGTTTATAAATTTCTTTAACAAAGTTAACGCCAAATCTTTCGTAGCATCACCCATTGATTCCTTATAAATCTTGTACGCTATAGTTATCATTCTCCCGGGTTCCATTCTATACATTGGAGGATTTTCATCTTTCATTAAAGGCTCCATATAAAATTTCAAAAGAAATAATCTTGCCTGCGTACCTTCAGCATATCTGATAGGTTTCGGATACAATTTAGAAATTTTTTCAATCTCCTTCCATGTGGAAATTTCAATGCCATCTATTATTTCAACTTTTTGTTTCATCTTACTTTGTTTTGTTTAGTTCTTTTAAAATAGCGCATGAAATAAAAATAGCAATTTCAATAAGAAATGATTTTATATTTTCAATCATTTGTCTTTGTTTTGTTTAGTTCCTCAATTAAAGCGTCTGCATATTCAACAGCAGATTTTACAGTACTTTGATAAACAATACCTCCTAAACCTAACAACCCTTGCAATGCCATTGCTGCAAAGTATTCGCGTTTGGTTAGACCATTACTTTTATAAATATTATCGTCCGAATAATCCTTTTTTGAATTAATAACATTGTGAATTGGATCGTTTGCTTTTGTTTCTTTATTTTCCATTTTTCATATAATTTTTAGCCTGAATAGCAAGAGTAAAACAATCAATTTCATCCTGACTTATCTTAGCTGATTTAAAATCTGGTTCAAATTTGTAGCCTTCGCGTTCAAAGATTTTTAAAAACATTTCTTTACTCCATTTTTTACCCTTTTGTTCGGGAGAAATATTATAAACTTCGCATCCGTTGTCTTTAATCCATTCGTAGGCAATTCTGGAAGCACCTTGATTCATGCCTACATTTCGGGACATACGAGACAAAATAGCTCTGTTTGTAGAATTATTAAAGGTAATATTTTGAAGGCTTGAATCTTCTACCATTACAACAGGATTAAGTAATTTCCACCGAACAGAATCTTTTAAAAAATCTATAAATCTTTTGTATTTTTTAAATACAACTGTTTTGTCATACTCAATAAAACAGGCAGCCATGCCGTTTAATCTTAATGCTGGGTCAACTCCTATAAAAGTTCTCATTAATTTTTGGTTATTTCAATCAATTTTAATAAACTATTAATTTCAGCATTTTCGTACGTTTCAAACAATTCATGTTTAAAACAATAGGTACTTGTTGCGATGTTAAAAACATGAGAAGCCCATTTAAAATTTAACCTATAAATTGCGCCTTCCAATCTGTATTTTTCCCTAAAAAATCTAAATGCCTGGGAGAATGTTGGAGCTAAAGTAATTGATTTTTTATTTGGAAAATAAGTCCAACCATTATATATATCAACCGATATTATTGTCCTTAATTTACCAGAATCATTGTAATAATATGTAAAACAAGGCTCATCGAACCCCAATTCTTTAAGTGCTAAAGCCATTTCATAAATTACAAATTCCTTTTCCATAATTAAAATAATGATAATTGAAATGAGGTAATATTGCGTCTAACTACTTTAGGAAGATCTTCTTGGACATTCTTTATAATTGTTCTCCGTTTCCTCCTTCTTATAATTTTCGTTTCGTTTATGCCATACGCTTCTACGCCTTTATCGACAAAATTTATTTCCAAAAGATAGCCAAAAACAATAATAGTTCCAACAAATAAAAACATAGTTATAAATTCACCTCCTTCATAGTGTTCTTGTAATCCAAAGAATATTTCTATTAAAGCCACAATAGTTGCGCCTAATGCTATTTTAGGCGGATAAGTACTTCTACCTTTAGTAGGATTAAGAAAGTCCATGAAAACGACTGCAAAACGCCCTAATTGTAAAATACTAGCCGCTATAATAGCTAACCAAAAATCTATTGGCAGAAATATAGCGGTTAGGTAGGCGTTTATGCCATAAGTAAGGATAATCGTAGCCAGCATAATCGTAGGGATATTATCCGAAATGCTTTCAAAAGTCCACTTAAACTGCAAATTGTTAAAATTCTTTTCCATTTTGTTCGTTGTTTTTTGTTTATAATAATTTAAGTTCTTGTTCTAGTTCCCATATTTCTTCTGATAATTCATGAAGAGAATGATCCACAATAGTATCTATAAGTTCTTTGTCAAGAATAATAAAACTACTTTCATTGATTCTGCCAAATTTTATGTCATGTGTTTTTTTAAATTTTAAATTATTTATAATTTCTTTATTTCTATCTATTTTCTGTAAAATAACAGATGCTTGTTTAGCTTGCTCTAAAGTCATGATGTTTGGTTTTTAATGTTTAAAATTCGTTGGTTCTCTTTTTTAACGGAAAATTATCCTTCTTAATCTGCCAATATTCAGCCATTAAAGAGGCGCGAAATTTGTAATCTCTATCTGTATGGTAGCCACTTTTATAGACACATTTGCAAATAGATTCGTACAATTTGATTCCTTTAATTTTGTAATTTGCCTTTTTGCAATCAGCGTACCTACCAGAATTTAGAACGCTGGCCCACAACTTCATGCCTTCTTCGGTGTTGGCTGCCTTCATAAATTTAGCACGAATATATTTGTCACGTCCTCGAATAACTTCGCGTGTTTTGTAGGTTACAGATTTTTGACCTTTTAAAGCTTTCACGCCTCCAGCATTGGCGTGTTTGCGCCACAATTCTGTTTCAATTCCCTGTGAAGTTGCCTCAATAATAAAGAAGCTATAAATCATTGAGATAGGAAAGTCAGTCAATAAATGTACGTTCATAAGCATTGATTCATAGCAATATGCAATATAGATACGTCTTAATTTTGACTTATCAACTCCTTTTAAATTCCTGAAACCTCTACCTTCTAATGTTTGGCGTAATTGTTCACCGGATAATTTACGCACCTCCCATCCATAGCTACGAGATCCATAGGCTTCTTCATCTATCTCTTTACTTTCTTCTTTTGCAGGAAAAGTCAGGGTAGTAATTTTGTGAACATAAACTGTATCACGTTCAATGATTGGCACAAATGAAGTATAATTGTATTGCGTATTTATTGGGCTATAAATCAAGCCAACAACAAAAGCAACACCAATTCCAGCAGCTACCTGATATGGCAGCCGTTTATTTTGTGGTACGTAATCAATAATCGGGTCTTTCATTTGGTTGTTTTTTAATAGTAAATAATCGTTTCAATACGTAAATTTATATATAAATAATTACATAAAAAAATATTTGTGTATTTATTTAAAAAAAAATCCCGTACCTAAATGATACGGGACAAAATCAACCTAAATTAATCTACTTACCAAATGATGCAATACTTATTTCTTTGTCTGGCACCTCAATCCTTAACTCCTTAAATTTCTTAATGGCTTCTTCAATGTTTGGTGCATCGGTTATAACTTTTCCTGTTTTCCATCTAATTTCGTATTTCATTAGTACCATTTTTTTACAAGGTCAACAATAAAGTAAATGGCAAAGGCTAAAGTTACAATGCCTCCAGCTGCAACAATGGTACTGGCAGCATCTTTAATCAATTTTTGCTTTTCGTTTTCAGTTAGCATAATTCTTTTTTTTACTTTCTCGATAAATTGCCATATTGGCTAATAATTTTTCTTTATTTTTTGAGTAATAAATCCTACTTCGTTCCCTCACTTTTTCCAAATATTCTAGTGTCCAATTTTCTCGCGCCTTTTTTCGGTATTCATTCATTTGTTTCCGTCGTTTTTCTTTTTGAAAGCGGCTTAAATTTGCCTTCCATTGAACCATATAGGCAGCGCGCTTTGCTTTTTTTTCTTCGTCGGTCATAGGCTATTTGTTTAAATAGTTTTTAGAGGCTACTGGATCCTTTCCCTGATTTGAATACTTTGCATCTTCTTTTTTATCATAAGTAACTTTCGGCATCTCGCTAATTTCATGGTAAACAATTTGGGCAATCTTCATTCCTGGATAAATCCTAATTCTTTGCACTGCAATAAGTTCTAATGTCCAAAATCCTTTAAAGCCAACATCTCCAAAGCCGGCAGTAACATGAACAAATAATCCTAATCTTCCGAGGCTTGATTTCCCTTGCAAAATTGGCACATGGCGCAGTGTCTCCGTATATTCGACAGTAGAGGCAAGGTAAATAACATTAGGCTGCAATATTAATCCTTCCGGAGGAATCACCATCGGTGCGCTAAGATTCTTCTTTCTTACATCTAATACACTTTCAGTATAAAGAACTAAGCTATTTGACAAGGTAAGGTCATAAGAATTACTTCCTAAATTGTTAGGGTTAAATGGCTCAATTACGATGTTACCTTCGCTAATTTCGTCGTTAATAGTTTTGTCTGTTAAAATCATTTTATTTTGTTTTTAAAAGTTTCGTTGTAATATTCTTCACCACATTTAATAATAAAACCATTTGGATTTCCTTCGTCAAAAGCATCTTTTATCTGCTCCTTTTCCATTTCTTTAGCTTGTTCAATTATATCTGCAGCTAAATCTAAATGACTAAAACCATTGTCATTTAATTCTTCTATTAACCATTCAACTGCCGTTTGTTTCATTTGTCGTATTTTTTACGGTTATCAAAATCTTGTTTAGTAAAATAATATTCAGTGAGCATTGCGGCATTAGCCTGTAAATGTGCAGCGTGAAGTAACCCTGATTCTAAATCAATATCTTCTCCCAGTCTTATTGCTTCCAGGTGCCTCATTGCAGAGGCTATAACTTCTGTCCAGGGCATTCCTTTTTCCCAATTTCCCTCTGGATATTTTCCTAGTGCCTGTGTCCATATTTTAGCATATTCACGATTAGCGAGTGCAGGAATAAGGTCGTACCGTAGTTTATCATTATTATACCTTAATCCCCTTACTTCGTCGTAGTCTGGATTTCTTCCTAAAGTTTTCATTAAGTCATCAACAGTCACTTTTTTATTTTTAAAATATTTGTCGTAAATGTCTTCTTTACTCATTATTTTTATCAATTCTTTTTCTATTTCTTCAGTCATAATTTAAGAGAAATTTAAAAGGTTTAAAATTTACACCGTTCCATCCCATTATCAACGCACGGTGCCAGCATTGCTCATAACCTTCGGGTGGTAAGTAAACAAGGGAGGGATTCGAACCCTCGTCGCACCCAGCGTTACCCAGGCCGTTCTAAACCACTGAACTACCTTGCTATTTCTTTAATAATCTCCTAAAACTTTATAATCTGACATTATAGGTTGTCCTATATATTCAAAAGTTGGTTTTACTGAAATTATGTTAATATTTCTTGCTTTAAACAGCCATTTTATAATATCTATTGCGCCATTTTCTGAAATAGCAAGTACATCTCTTGTGCCTTTATAATTTGCGCCAGAATTATAAGTTATATGATAATTAACTTTAAAAATTTGTCTTTTTTGTTTCATTTTGTTTATTTTACGTTGTCATGTGTCCTACCAATATTCTTTCCTGCCTAAAGCTACTTAATAATGTCCGATAATTATCGGAAGTAACGATTAGTAACTTTTGAACGGCTCTACATTGCTCAAAGATAGCAGTCGCATTTGGATATTTGCCCTTTATGTAATAATCCGTCAAAGTAGATGAATGCTTTATTTTCTTGTATTCCTCGTCTGGCATATTTTTAATGCAAGTCATAATCAAGTAGGCGTAAATACTTTCATTCATTCCACTAATCATTGTATAGCGAGAATAGTAAGCAGATAGTTGCCTTAAATACTCGTCGCATGAATCCAAGTCCTCCGCAGATGGAGCCGTAGTAATCCACTGATTTATTTCTTCGCAAAATGCTTTAATCTCCAGCATCTTTGCATTATACTCTTTCATTTGGTGCATTTTTAGAATGGGAATTTTTCATCGCTGATAAGTCCATCTGTATATTTTACGCCTTCTTCGTATCCTTTTTCAAAGGATTCTTTTAATTCATTTTCATACTTTTCCCTTGCTTCTACGCAAATTTGACTAAATATAAAAACATCATAAGCTATTTTATCACCTAATAAATTGTCAATAATATCTAAAAGATATTCTACAGATGTTAATTTTTGTTCTTGCTTTTCCATTTGTTTTATTTTAAAAGTCAAAAAATCCTTCACTATCTGCCCAAAATTCGGGACCCATATCCAAACCTTCCATGTTTACCCTGTGGGCTGCAGCTATTAATCTATTCCATTGAAATTTAGCTTTTTCCCTAGCATCACGGGAAATTCTAAATGGTGTTACATACCCTTCATTATCCACCGCAATAATAAAATAATCTACGGGCTCGTTTATTTCATCAAATTTGTGGCAATAAATAGCAGCCTGTAAATCGTATTGATTGTGTCTGATTTGGGCTCTTACAAGTTGTTCACCAGAACGGGCACCCATACGTTTTAAATCCCAAATAACGCGCTTACCATTCCTATCTATTCCTTCGGCATCTTTAATTCCTTTGTGCTTAAATCCTTTGTAAAAAAAGTCGGTCGTTACTTGAAATTGAAAGTTATTCATATTCATTAAACCATTAAATGCAACTGTGCTATTATCCATAACCGCACCAGATATATTTAAAGCATCGTCGTATTGTTCTTGATTTATAACAATCCTTTTACCAATTCTTGATTGGATTCCATCCCAAACCGCTATTTGTTCTAATGTTTCGGCCGATGGTTTTTTAGCGTTAATTTGTGCACTGGTAGGCTTCTTTATATGGTCAGGCATAATAAAAAACTTATCTTGAAAACTTTCGGGTTCAAATAAAATACAATCTAAAAGCGTGCCTTCATCCATCGCTTTAGTAGATGTACGTGTTTGTTCAATGTACCTTTTTAGGCATAAAGGAGAATGGGAGAGAGCTTTTAGTCTTGAAAAACTAAGATGCGTTATTTCATTCATTTGGCTTAGCATTTAAAGCGTTAGCCATTTCGGTAAATAAAGCAGCGTGTAATTTGTGCCCAGGATTTGAGCCATATAGATTTATTAATTCATCCCTATTTTTACAAGAAAGTATTTTTGTCTTTAAATCCTCTACATTTATTTCGACCGCAGGATTAACCTCCGCAGCCTGAATGGTAGCATCTTCAAAAGCGGCTTTTTCTTCTTCAATGTGTAGTCCGGATAGTTCGTCACTAAATGCAACTTTTAAAGCTTTAGCCCTGGCACATTTGGCTATCATGTTAAACGGCATTGTGGCGGCTTTTGAATAGCTATCTTTTCCCGAAGAAACGGCTGGATAATATTCTGCAAACAAAACCGTAGCAGTAAACGGGCAACGGATCCCACCAACAATAGCCCAAACAGTGACGGTGCAAGAAATAGGGCTTTCTTTAGCTGCCTTTAATTCGCTTGCTGTTTTGTAAGTTCCGTTTGATTCCCTGTTATATTGTTCTTCATCTATACCGGCAAATCTTCCAGTTCGTGCAGCTTTTTGTTGCAAACCATCTATACCTACAATGGTATGGTACTTCATGCCGTCGCGGCTGTTATATGCCACTAAATAGATTTCTTTCTTAAATGGACTTAAACCATGCTGCCTGCAACTTTCTGCAAATACTTCTACCTGTGGCGCGGGTGTTCCAGCAGGAATTACGCCTGCCTGTGCTAATGTTTCGATTTGTGCGGGTGTTATCCCTATTTTTGCTACTTCCATAATTAAAATTGGTCTAATTGGTCTTTCATTTTTTTAAATGTTAATCTCTCGCTAATTAACTCAAAGTCTATGGCATCCACCATAATTGAATTAAATAAGCTTCTGTATTGAGGCAAAATATTTTCAAAGTTGAAAATGTCGTCTATCGCTTTTTCTACTCCTTCCACCGAAGTATCTTTTATGTGGTAAACATCAAGTAAATAGTTTAGCACCATTAGGTTAGTATCGTTCATTGCAAAGATTTAAGTTTTAGTTCTTCAATAAATTTGTCATTGTCTTTAATGGCTTGTTCCAAAATATCTATGAAATACCTGTGGTTAAAATTATGGTATTCTACATCGTAAACTACGGGTATTTCATTAATCATATTTAACATGTATTGCAGTCTGTGTGCACCTTCTTTAGTGCATGTATTAGTCACCATTGCGTAAATGGAAATTCTGTAAAATGCTTCTGAAATTGCTTTTTGTCTTTCTTTTGGTGTCATTTTTTTGGTTTTTGTTAATAATTTCAAAGATACAAATAAATTATATCAGTTCTATGTTTTTTGTATAAAATAATTAAAAAAAATTAAAAAAAGTGAGACACAAATTATGCCTCACCCAAAAACCAAATGTATATGACAAAAAACAAACGATTATCGATTCTTTAAATAAGCCTTAACCCTATCTAAAAGATATATTCTTTTATCCTGGATTCCCATTTTTTGGGTATAGGTAAAATAATCTTTACCTCTAATAATCTTCCAATCTTCTATAGTTAAATCTACAGATAATTTATAGAGTTGCTTTTCAATTTTAGTTAATAATAAATTATGTTCCCTAATATCCCTGTCAAAAGCATTTAAAACCTTTTCGTAATAATATTTTTGTTCTTCGTTCATGTTAATCTCTTAATAAAACCTTTCGCCAAACGGCTAATTTATACGCCAGTGCCCGGGCCCTGGGCATATTTCCTTCTTCAATTTTCCGTAGATG